CTGCATACTTGATTGTTTTAAATGCCTTGTTTAAGTTTTTACCGTCATTGGCATTGCTACCATCTTCACTTACATAGTAAACGTTCTGTGCTTCAACTAGGCCGGTCCACGCGGGAATGCCTGAACTACTGACCATAAGTGCTTGACCCGTAGTGCCAATTGCTATTCGTTGATCTGTACTGGAACCTCTATAGATAATGTCACCCAATGTGGTTGTTGGGCTTCCGCCTTCCAACATCAATTCCCATTTGGCCGCAGATAAATCAGTTGCCCATGTTCCACTGGTGTGATTTGTTACGCAAACATAACTACTGCTGCCAAATCGAACCACGTCGTCAACAACGTAGGCCGTGGCAGTAAGCCACTGACCTTGCCATTTGAATTTAATTCTACCAAGTCTAAAATCTGCCATTTTCGTTTCCTAATTATTTGGGTCCAGTATATGTATAAGCACTATTGGTTCTCATACAAAAATATCCATCATCGTCTATGTAATAAAACACATCCTTACTGCCATGATACCATTGTTCATATCTTGTTGTGCCCAACGCTTTGCCCGTAGTGTCATTGTAGTCATCAATGTAATTTTCAAATAGGGTAAAAAACGTTGAGTCATCTTGAGGCAAGTTGTAATTGACATCTATAGTTTCAGTGCCGCCACTGCTAGAATAAAGCGATTTGGTATAGGTCAACATGCCATCCGCATCCACGCTGATTGCGTGTAGGGCTGTGGGCAAAGTGTATTGACTACCTCCGCCGCCGGTTCCTTCTGCTAGATTACGTGCTAAACTGGGCATTTTTATCTCGTCCTCATCATACTATATTTACCGTTGTAATGGATTAACATGATAGCTGTGCTAAATTTGTTATCATACTCATCTAATTTTATCCAATATACCATGCAGACCCGTCACTCCAGACTGGTACTTTATTGGTACTGCCACCTACATATGCAGTGCCAAATGTTGTTGCATTGGCATCAGTTACAAATGCTCTTGCACCAACGCCTGCGGCTGATGCCAATGGAATAGTACTAGTAATGTACACTTGAGTTGTAATCGTACCAACTACTACGACCCCGCCTGTTCCACTTGGATCAATAACAATATCTTCATTGCTGTTTACACCAATAATATTATTTCTTTTTATTTTAATACTGCCAAAGTCAACAGCACCTTCGCCGTTTGCATCTAATCGTAGGTCAACATTACTGTCCACTGCGGCAATAGTAGTTCCATTAATAATAATTTCACTATAGGTAAGTTCTTTAGTACTGGTATTATACTGTGCAATTGGTAAAGCAATTCCCAATGATTGACGAACTGGCGCAACGTGAAAACCAGGCCCGTCACCATTAACTGCAGATCCAGTAGCATTTAAAATAATTGAATTAGCCGACTGATTAGTTTGACCAGCAAACTCACCAATTGCTATAGCGCGAGCACCTTGGCCACTATTTCCAGCTGTGCTACCTATAGCAATCGCTGATGCGCCTTGATTGGTATTACCAGATCTGTAGCCAATTGCCAATGCTTCATTGCCTTGATTATAATATCCAGCGTCTTGTCCTAATGATACTGCGTTTGTTCCTGCGTTGGCATTTAGTCCAAGTGCTATGCTATATGGTCCTTGAGCTCCATTTTTATTGGTAATATCTCCCCAACTTATTGCTGTTGTAGTTCCAGTAATTGTTATATTTCCTTCAGCATCACTGGCAGTTGTAATGCCGCCAGCACCAATAAATTTAACAGTTTCGTTTGTATTGATTGTTTTTAAACTGCTGTCATCAGCGGCAACATTAAATGAATATGTGCCAGCAATGTTTGGCTTGTTTGATAAATCGTTGTAACTGCCACTTGTGGCCACAGTGGCCAGTGAGGGTAATCCAGTTAAACTGCTGTAGGCCAAACTGCCCAGCCATGCTGTGGTTTGTACTGTGTTGTCTGGGAAAGTCAGTGTTCCTGTAACTGAGCTAGTGGCAATAGTTAGATAATCCAAACTGTTCCATGCTGTAGTTCCTGTACCTATTTTGATCTTGCCGGTATTTAATTCATAGCCAATTTCACCTTGGCTCAGCGTGGGATTACTGCTAGTCCAGTTTGCAGTTGTATCTCTTCGTACTTGTATTTTATTTGCCATTATGTTGCTCCGCCTCCATCTAAGAGTAAGTCTTGTTGCGTATATGTTGAGGCTGATGCTCCTCCATCTATATTTAACCCTATCGAGTCATAGTATGTAGAAGCCGCGCCGCCTTCTACATTTGCCCCAGTTGTTGTTACTGGTAAATTTGTTAAATCAGTGTAACTGCCCGTAAATGCCACTGTGGCAAAAGTGGGTTTACCAGTGATTGCGCTCCATGTGGCCGCACCACCTCCACCAGTCCCCACTGTGATAAAACTCAAATTGCCAGCGCCATCTGTGGCCAATACTTGCCCCATTACACCGTCACTGACTGCTAATTCTCTAATGCCAACTACATCTTCTTTGATCTGTGCGTTGGCAGTTGTGCCTTCTAAATCACCACCCAATGTGGGTGTTTGACTCGGCAGTGTGATAAAGTCCAACGCACCATTTGCATCTATGCTGAGTACTTGACCGCTTGTGCCCGTTGCACTTAATTCTTGTGTGGTAATACTGCCAGAGGGAATCATGGCCGCTGTCACGGGAATAAAACAACGCACTGTAATTTCTGCACCATCTGGTGGCGGATTTACAGTACTGCCGTCTCGATCAATAAATCTCAATCTGTTGGGATAGCTGAGATCAAAGTCCACTTCAGCTGTGAGTGTAACACCATTCATTGTGACAACAATGTTTTGACTGTTGTTGATTGTTTGACTTAGGGGAAACTCTGAGGTAGTATCATCACCAGTAAAATACTCCACAACCACAAATGGGAACGGTCCCATACTGCCCCAAGTGGTGCCAGTGTAGCCTTCAAAAGCACTCAAATCTGTGTTGTATCTTATTTCACCAGCTTGTGGACTGGCGTTTCTTTGTGCAGTTGAGCCAGTAGGAATTACTATGCCAGCGTCACCTTGAAACACTAGATTTTGTTTTATTTGTCCTGAGCTAGCACGAGTTTTTGACATTTATTTTACCTTAATCGTATCTATAACGAACAATCACAATACCTGAACCACCGTTGCCACCTACGGATTGCGTATTGTTATATCCACCAGCGCCACCGCCACCACCAGTATTTGCAGTGCCAGAAACTCCGTTCTGCGTTGATCCACCAGTTCCAGCACCGCCAGCACCACCACCACCAAGACCTCCAGGTGAGTTAGTTCCGCTACCTTGTGTACTACCAGCGCCGCCACCTGCATACCATGTGGGCGTGCCGCTGATACTAAATTGCAGGCCTGCACCACCTTCTCCTGCTATAACGTTATCAATTCCATCGCCGCCCGGTGCTCCAGCACCTCCGCCACCTCCGCCTGGATAGTTTCCACTATACACACCACCAGCTCCTCCTCTATTACCTTGACCAGCTGTGCCAGCGGCACCTACAGTGCCAGTGGATTCCCTTGCTCCGCCACCACTGCCACCTGCACTTGGATATTGGTCAGTTCTTGATCCTTGGACATTGCCCTGTCCACCATGGCCACCGCCAATTGCTATCAATGTTCCAAATTGACTGTTGCTGCCACTAGTAGCTGAGGCTATGGCGTCGGTGTAGGTAGCACTTAGAGTCATTGCACCAACGCCACCAGCGCCCACTGTAACTATGTAACTTCTTCCTGCTATCACCGGGTATGTGGGTCTATAAATCAATCCACCGGCACCGCCACCACCTGCACTATTGTAGTTTGATCCACCACCACCACCAGCAACAACAAGCACTTCTACATCGCCTGTAACTGTTGGAGTAAATCCACTAGTGCCCACAGTTGTGTAAGTATGTGTTCTATAACCATTTAGTACTGTTGGTGTTGGGCTTAATGCAGTAGTTGTTCTCACATATGGGCCTGCTGTATTTGATCTTTCAACTTGAGCTCCCCAGAAATATGCTCCAGAAGTTCCGTCACCAGTATAATTAACTGTTCCAGAATTATCGGCCAAATATATGTATGGGCCAACTTGTGTCACACTGCCAGTTGTTTGACCAGTGATAGTTATTCGTCTCCAACCATTTCCAACGTCTGTAATGGTTGCACTGCTGGTGCCCGAAGTCCAACCACTACTACTTAAAGATATGGTTACAGCCGACAAATCCATGTTCCAAGCATTTCCAGCAAAATTAATATCGCTAAAATTAATATATAATCGTGTACGACCAGCGGCTTTTGCATATATTGAGAATGTGTAGTATGTGTTGGGACTTGCTGAAACAGTTGATGCCAAATTAACCGCGTGTTGCACACCTGCAGAAGTATTTTCAACCCATGTGTCAGCAGTTAATGTACCGTCTGGTGCTCGAACACTATTAGCAACTATTGATATGTTGGTTTTAGTCCAAGCGGCATTGTCAAATTGTTCACTGTAAGTTACTAGATTATGTCCGCCAAAGTTTCTAGCAGTATCCTGTGCTTGCCAGCCAGTTGCTGTATTTTCATACAGTTCCACATCTCGTAAATCAGTATTGTATCTCACAAGAGATCTAGTGTCTGTTCCATCGCTTAGACTAGCGTAACGAAGTATAACTACGCCACTACCACCTGCTCCTCCACTATACACACCTCGACTTGCTCCACCACCACCACCTCCAGTACTTGCAGTTCCAGCAGAACCATTACCTTGGCCGCCTGCTCCACCGCCTCCAATGCCGCCCATAGAATAAACAGATGTTAGTTCTGTACTTGAGCCGCCACCGCCCGCATACCAAGTAGGAGTTCCACTTATATTAAAATTTAAACCAAGGCCGCCCCCACCAGCTATGGCATTTAGTCCATCGCTTCCAGCACCACCAGCACCTCCACCTCCACCGCCACCTGAATTTGCTCCTTGAAAACCTCGTCCGCCTGCATTACCTTGCCCCGCAGTTCCTGCAGAACCCACTGTATACGGAACCACAGGACTTGATCCGCCGCCACCTGATCCCCCCACTGCACCTGAAGTGGCATTTAATCCACCGCCGCCACCACCACCAATTGCAGTTAGTGATCCAAAAACGCTGTTATTTCCGTTACCGCCAATACCGCCTGATGAGCTAGCTCCACTTCCACCAGCGCCCACCGTCACAGTGTATGCAGTACCAGGAGTTACTGAAAATGCACTATTGTATATTAATCCACCAGCGCCACCACCGCCACCAGTATAAGGAGCACTGCCTGCGGGCGCACCACCGCCACCACCGCCAGCAACTACTAATACTTCAACAGTATTAACTCCTAGTGGTGCTGTCCAACTTGTGTTGGTCAATGTTGGTGTTGGTCCAGATAATATGTTATATGCTTGACTTCCAGTGTTAGTCCACTGTATAATTGAAGTATTAACTGCTGGGCGTTGGTTAGTTGTGCCAACTGGAATCGTTAAATGGCCAGTGCCTGCTATAGTCGTATTTTTTAAAATAGTTGTCATTTATTAATTTCCATTGTCTTTTAAGGTGCAACCCATCGTAATATAACTATTCCACTACCACCAGCGGCTCCAAAACGTGTTGCTCCACCACCACCTGCGGCACCACCACCACCACCACCTCCAGTATTGGCTGCACCAGCAACTGCATTATATTTTATACTGCCGCCACGGCCTCCCCCGCCTTGTCCGCCATCACCTTCATCAGCACCACCTTCGCCGCCACCGCCACCGCCGCCGGCATACCAAATTGCTGTGCCACTTATTCCATAAGGCGATCCAGAGCCACCGTTTCCACCAAATGCTCCACCACTACTGCCGCCGTATGCTCCTAAAGCAGATATGCCCGCACTGCCAGCGCCACCACCGCCTCCGCCACCACCGTTGGTAATACTGTTTGCGCCGCCACCAGTATTACCTTGTCCTGCTGTTGCGCTTCCGCCACCACCAGCGGCACCGCCACTGCCACCACCACTACCACCGCTGCCGCCGCCAGCACTGTAGCCTGCGCCATAACCGCCAGCAGTTGCAGTTATTGTGGCAAACACGCTGTTATTTCCAGCGTTTCCGTTAGAGTTGTCTCCAGTTTGTTTCACTGCGCCGCCGGCGCCCACTGTGACTGTGTATGCTGTTCCTGGAGTTACGGGATATGCTGAAGTGTAAATTAATCCGCCAGCGCCACCACCACCGCCGTGACCTTCTCCACCACCGCCTCCACCAGCAACTACTAATGCTTCAACTTGAGTAACGCCAGTTGGAGCTGTCCAATAACTTGTTCCCACAGTTGTAAATTCTTGTGCAACACTTGTTGGGCCTGTGCTGAGATAACGAACAATAACTATTCCGCTGCCACCATTGGCTCCGTTAATATAACTAGATTGTCTGCCTCCACCACCACCACCGCCACCAGTGTTTGGTAAGCCTGGTGTGGCATTGAGTTGGTATGATGCACCTTCACCACCACCACCTAAACCACCAGCGCCACCCAAACCACTAGTGCTTGTGTTGGCATGTCCGCCTCCACCTCCACCACCATATGTAGTTGCTATTCCACTAATTGAATACATTAAACCTCGACCACCACGGGCTCCACGATTTTCTCCGGCAGCACCGGCTGTTTCACCTGCGCCGCCACCTGCACCGTATCCTGATGACAAGCCGTTATCGTATGAAGCACTTCCAGTATTACCTTGTCCAAATATGCCCTGTCCAGCAACACCTTGTGGAGTATTTCCAAGGCCACCTCCACCTCCACCACTTCCGCCGCCTAGTCCATTAACACTATTTCGAGATGCTCCACCGCCACCACCGTATGCTACTGCTGTGCCAAAGAATGAATTTGATCCACTAACACCTGTGATAGTAATTACAGTAGATCCAGCGCCACCAGCGCCCACACTTACGGGATATGTGGTGTTTGCTACCACAGGATATGTTGCTGTATAAACAACTCCACCGCCACCGCCACCCGCACCATCATACCCACCGCCGCCTCCACCAGCAACCACTAGAACTTCAACAAATCCAGATTTAGATGGGATAAATGAATGAGTTCCTGAAAAGAATGTGTGAGTGCGATATCCTAAATTTGAAGCAACCACATGAGTTCCTGTTGTGGTCCCAATACCTGCGTGATTTTCGCTAACTTTGGCACCTTTTAACGGTGCCCATGTTTTTCCATTGTAAATTTCTACATAGCCCAACTCATTATTATAACGAGTCATTCCAGATACTGCGGCTGTTGTGTAGTAACGAAGTATAACTACGCCACTTCCTCCAGCGCCACCAGCGCCAGCGCCACCGCCACCGCCACCACCACCACCTCCAGTACTGGCTGTGCCTGCAATTCCAGTAACAGTACCACCACTAGTATTATATCCGCCATTGCCACCTCCACCAAGACCACCAAGAGCCAGTCCGCTAGCACTATTGCCGTGACCTCCACCCCCACCCGCATAGTAAGTTGGAGTTCCACTGATATTAAATTGTAAACCCACGCCGCCTGCACCACCAATATTTGCTGATGGAGAGACTCCGCCACTGCCGCCTGCACCACCTCCGCCGCTGCCGTGATATGCATTGACTACTAGACTGTTGCCGCCAGGATTACCTTGGCCTGCTGTGCCTGAACCGCTGTATCCAATTCCAAATGATCCAGCTGAGGCATCACTATACATTCCTCCACCGCCACTTCCGCCAGAAACTCCTGATCTATACTCATAGTTTCCACCACCACCACCACCAAGAGCAGTTAGTGTGCTAAACACACTGTTACTGCCTCTTGAGTTTGCAGGATCACTCCAGCTAGTTTGCGTTGCGGCTCCAGCACCAACTGTAACTGTGTAACTAGTTCCTGGCGTTACTGCAAATGCATTATTATAAATTACGCCACCTGCTCCTCCACCAGCTCCGTGATAGTACCCGCCACTTCCACCACCAGCAACCACAAGCACTTCAACCTGTGTTACTCCAGTAGGAGCAGTCCAACTTGTGTTGGTCAGTGTTGGTGTGGCACCAGCTAGTACAGTATATGCTTGACTGCCAGTATTGGTCCACTGTATAACTGTGTATCCAGGTCGTTGTGCAGTTGTGCCAACTGGTAAACTTATGGCACTAGATGATTCTATAATTGTTGATTGAAATTGTGATGCCATTATCTAACCCTTAGTGTTCGAAGTTCTGTAAAACACTCACTTTGATTATTTTGAACGTATAACCAACGAGTGTCTTTGGTTACTGGAGTATTTGCATACAGTCTGTCATCGGTCAAGTCCCATCGACCAAGCAGTGTACTGCCAGCCCATACTGAGGCTATGCCTTCAATTACAGTTACTCGCCATACAGTAGAGTCCGCAAATCCTGGACTTGCATTTACTAAAACCACACTGGTATCAGCTGAGCCGTTCCACCAATTATAATAAATGTAACGCAGATTGTTGGAACTGTTGTTCATAACACTAAAATATGCGCCACCTTGTGTGGTTGTAGTTGCGCTACTAGTAGTTGTTGCTCCGTTACCAGCAAGTCCAGTTGTAGTTGCCGCTGTTCTAATACTCCAAGTGCTCCATCCCCAACTGTAACCCAATCTAAAAGTGGATTCCCAACTTCTCCATCCAGGTGCATAGGACGTTGATCCCAATAAGTTGTTGTCAAGAATAACAGCTTGCCAGTTTGCCGCATTGTTGCCAGAGGAAGTGTTGCCTAGGCGCAAGTAACCGCTGGCATTAGTTACGCTTTGATTGCCGTAACCACTGGTAAACGCCCAAAGATTCGGTCGCATTGCCTCAGATAAATTTACAGTTTGCCACTTGTTATCATCATAATCAACTAAGGGGGTTTGGTTGTATCTGCTGGCTTGGGCATTGTAATTTTGTCTAACTTCTTCTGGAGATAATGTTCTACCATAAATTTGTAAACAACCAATAGCGCCTGGAAGTGAAGTGCCTGTTGCATCTACAGGTTGGTCGCCCCTTGGACCAATTTTTAAAGTCGATGCTCCACTGGCACCAATTGCATTTGCTAATGTTTGACTGCCTACTAGTTGACCGTTAAGATAAACATACATCATATAGTTGTCCATGACTGCGGCTATATGATACCATACTCCTGGGACTATCGTTTGCGTAATACTTATTCTACTATTATTGGGATAAACAAAAAATGTAATATTATTAGAACCAAATCTTACAGTCATTCCTCCTGAGCTATCTGCGTTCCAGTCACTGGGTACATTTAAACTTCCAGAGCCAAACACCATTGCCCAACTTACATATGTTGCTTGTCGTCTAATTCCTAATGCATATGAACTAGTATTTAAATTTATAAGAGCGTTACCACCTGACATAACCATTGCTGGAGCACCAGCAGTGTTTACAACTTCTTTAATACTCACTTGATCAACATACATAATAACTGATGGAGATGATCCAGTGGCCATTCTCCAACATAAGTAATGTACGCCAGTTGTTGTGGCTGTGAATGTTGTTGTATATCGTGTCCAAGTAGTGTCGAGAATTGCAAATGTGCCGCTTGAACCAATTGCACTGCCTATGTTGTCTCCTGAATTGGTCGTTGCTACGTATGACAAGAAATAATTTTGCCCTTGATACTTATTAGCGTAGTATGATACTTCATATGTCTTGCCAGCGGTCACATTGAACGCATAGTCAACTCGCTCACCGTTATTAGAGCCACCCAGTTTCAACTGGTATGTTCCGTTTGTTGGAGTAACACTGTTTTCTGCAGTTACACTTCCCACAGTTGCAGAGCCGTACCCTATAGCAAGACCAGTAGTATTGTTTCCGTCTTGTGCTGAACCTGCATTGGTTGTGAAAAATTCTTGACTAACAAAATTTGTTGAAAAGGTAACTCCGTTAGTCAGTGTTCCGTTGTTGCCATTGCCAGTTAAATCAAGCCAAGTAGTACTGCTACCGTATTTTGATGCATCCAGATGTACTAGTAGTCCATTAGTTACTATGTTATCACCTGTTGACTGCGGTGACCATTGAGTAGTTCCAAATTCTTCAGAGGCTCCAGTAGCAGTATTAAATCTAGTCTGTCCAGTGGCCATTGTTGTTGCAGTTGCCAGAGTAAAACGAATAATAACAATGCCTGATCCGCCAGCCATGCCGTATAAATTGCCCGAGGCTAATGAATTTCCGCCACCACCACCGCCAGTACTTGCTGTTCCAGCTGTTCCTGATGTTGTTGAACCAGTTTGATAAATGCCGCCATTGCCACCACCACCAACACCACCAAAACCTATTAAGGTGCCGCTAGTGGGTCCGTAACAGTTGCCACCCCCGCCACCTGCGTAGTAAGTTGGTGTTCCAGAAATAGTGTACAGAACACCTGGGCCACCAGAGCCACCTGCTGTTGTAGCGGGTTGCCCAGGACCTCCTGCTCCGCCACCGCCACCACCATTGTAAGGAGAGTTGTCTGTGCCTCTACCACCTGGATGGCCTTGACCAATAGTTCCAGCACCGCCGTTGTATGTTGCGCCGCCTTTGCCACCACCGCCGCCACCTGATCCTCCAGAAAGTCCAGCGCCACCTTCGTTTGTTCCGGCACCTCCACCAATGGCTGTTAATGAGCCAAACACACTATTTGATCCGTTCTGTGATGGTGAAGACTGTGCAAGGTAACCACCTGCGCCCACTGTAACTGTATATGCTGTTCCAGCTGTAACGGGAAATGCACTGTTATAAATTACTCCGCCACCTCCGCCACCTCCGCCGTGGCTACTGCCACCTTGTCCACCACCAGCAACTACCAGTACTTCAATGCTGGTAACGCCTGTGGGACATGTCCAGCTTGTGTTACTAACAGTTCCACCGGATCCACTTATTACTGAATATGCTTGACTGCCGGTGTTGGTCCATTGTATTGCCGTGCTTGAGTAAAGGCTAGGTCGATTAGAACTGGTACCATTTGGCAGTGTTAGATTACCAGTATCATTAATAGTTAAACCTTTAAATGAACTGGTCATTTTACTCTCCCTTTAACTTCTTAATTTCTTCCTTAAGCGGATCTATCTCAGCTTTTAGAGATTTAATAGCTTCTACTAGGTATGCTGTTAGTTTTGAGTAGTAAATACCTTCAGCGTTGCCATTTGCATCCTTGCTTACAATATTTGGAATAACTTGTTCCACTGCTTCAGCAATTAAACCAGCTTCATTCTGTTTACTACCATCTTTACGATCATATGTAACACCAACTAGACTCATAATTGCGTCTAATGCGCCAGTAATTGGATTTACATTTTCTTTTAACGCTATACTTGAACTTTCAACAAAGCCACCGCTGGTAGTTAGTACACCAGTTGTGCCATTAAATGTAATTCCAGTGTTTACTTTGGCCGCTGTGAAGTTTCCGCTAGTACTTGTACTCATTGCGGGATACAATGTAGTTGTACTTGTGTCAGTGGTAATGGCTGCACCAGCTGCCGCCCAACTCATATTACCACTGGTATCACTGACCAGTGCAAATCCACTAGTTCCAGGCAATGCATTAGGTAGTATGTATGTTGCTGATCCAGCACTTGCTGCCGCTTGAAGTCCAACACTGCCAGTACTTGATCCCATTATGGCCAACTTACCATACACTTGTGCTGTTGCTGTGCCAGTACTTGAGCCAATGTTGACAGTTGTAGTAGATCCTGCTGCCGCTCCAGTACCTATGTTGACTGTTTTGGTATTACCTGACCCAACTGCACCAGTTGAAATATTAATCGTCGATCCAGCTGTGCTGTTATAACCCAATGTTATTGTAGTTGCCGCGCTGAACAAGTTACCAGTTAAGGCATTTGTTGTAAACACACTGGCAGTACCATTACTACTAGTGGTGATACTTGGACTTGCACCATTTAAGTTTAGTGATGTTGCGTTTGTGGCAGTAATTGTTGCGTTGCCAATTGTTACGGTACCGCTTGATCCACCAATGCCTAATGTTGTGGCTGCTCCAGCAAGAGTTGCTGTAGTTGGTGTACCCAATACTTCGCTACTTGATAATACAACAGTACCAGCAATTTCATAACTTTTGCCAGTTAATAAATTAAAATCTTCACTTGATGTCCATGCATCTGTAGCGTCAACCCAGTTAAGTGTTTTGTTACCATCACCAGATTCTACAGTGATACCTGATCCATCAGCTGCCGCATCATTGGCAGCGCCACTACCTAACACAATATTTTTATCAGCAACAGTCAATGTTGTTGAATTAACTGTGGTTGTTGTGCCGTCCACTTGCAAATTGCCTTTGATAACAACAGTACCTGTATTATCTCCCACTGCCGCTGGGTCAATATTGAATGTAGCTGGTCCACTTAGTGTGCCAGTCATATTTAAATCAGCTAAAACTTGTAACTTACCAGTACCACTGGTGTCAATAATGATATCTTCGTTACTGTTTCCACCGATGATGTTGTTTTGGAAGTAACGAACACTGCCAGTGTTTATTTCTGGAACGCTTAGTGTTGGCGGTGTAGCTGTTGAACTGCTAACTGTAAATGCACCGCTATTGTCTGTTAAGGTTAATGTGCCAATGGTTACGCTTCCAGGACCAACGTATACGTGTGCCCAACGTTTGCTTGGACTACCTAAGTCTTGACTATTGTCATTACTAGGAATAATGTTTGTTGCTACCTGTGGAAAGTAATTTCTAACAGCCGCTTCTGTTGGCACAGCTGAATTACTATTACCACTTAGCGTGTCATCGCTTGAAAATTCACTAACCAGCTCGCCTAATTGCGCACCAATTGATCCTAAACGTAAACTTGTCAATCCAGATAAGTCAAAAGCGTTGGCATTAAGTGTAGCACTACCAGTTGCTTGGTCAACTTTGAAGTAATCACCTACTCTAAAGTTACCGTCTTGGTCGGTACTTACATAGAACACACGACCTGGATACGTTTCAATAACTTCGTTTGCTTGACTTGGCAATAGACTTGGCGTGCCTGGGTAATTGGTCTGTGTTGCATTACCAGTGCCAATGCTTAAAAAGTCATGTCCAGTAAGTCTTGATTGACTGAATGCATAACGAATCTTAAATGCAGTACCATCAGTACTGGCCGTTACTTTTTCACCCGCAAGCGACACTATTATTCTACTTGAACTGTTTACATAAGTGCCACTTACAGCCTTTATCACATAACTGCCGGTGTCACCAGTAGTAAATTCAATTGATCCACCAATTTTTGGCTCACTGGCTAGCCCAGTTAGTACAAGTACAAAGCCTTTTTGTCCAGTTACTCCGCCAGTGGCAATAGTTGCTGTTGCGCCACTAGTACTACCAGTAATTGTTTCACCAGCTGTAAACGTACCACTGGTAATTTTGTAATATAATTTATTAGCACCAGTTTGCACATTGGTTATAGTACCAACTGCACCACTTGATGCACCAGTAATTGTTTCGTTGACTGTGAATTCACCTACTCTACTTAGAGCCGTGTGTTCCAATTGATTGCCATATACAGTTCCATCAATTGTTGTCTCTGTGACATCAAATCCCTTACTGACTACACCATATCGACCGTAACTGTTGTTACCACTTAGTGATCGAATCTTACCGCCATTGGTTGTTGTGTAACCAAACCAGCAGAAATAAGTAAAGCATGAAACAATTTCTGCTTTGCCTTGTCCATTGACCCAAAATCCTACACCATCACTGTTGATACAAGTGTATGCGTGAAACACGATTGACTTGTTGCCAGTGGCATGTACGTCACCATCAACTACAGCACCAATACCACCTGTACTGAAACTGCTACATTCTAACACATAGGGACTTTTACTTGTTATAGGGCTGTCTGGGTTTAATGCTACGTACACACCTTTGATTGTGGCTTCACGTATATCTTCTGGGGCTGACAAACTTGGACTAAAGCCAGTCATGCCAGTAAAAAACATCTTGTGTAACAACGCACCGTTGCTCAACTGCCACATTGTGCCTTCACTGTAATTGCTTATTATAGTTACTGTGCCAGCAGTGACTGCTTGGCTTGTGAAACTCACAGTGAGTGTGGTAAAGCCACTTGTTGGTGTATTGGTTGCAATGGATGTAATTGTAACAGTGCCGCCAATTCCTGTACCGCTTAATGTTGCACCCACTTGCCATTCATTACCAGTTGTTTGACTATTTTGTACAATGATTGTTGTACTAGTACCAGCGCCAGTTGTGGCCACACGAGTTGCACCAGTTGCTGAGATATTTACTGGCTGTATTTCAGTGGTTCTTTGACTGTCACCGATAACACTAACACCAGCAGGTACTACCAGCGGCAATTGTTCTTGATAAACACCTGTTTTGACCTGTATCACAGCAGGTCCAACTACTTGACTGCAAGCATACTTGATAGTTCTAAAGGCTTTGTTTAAATTCTTACCATCATTTGCATCACTACCGTCTTCGCTGACGTAGTAAACATTTTGTGCTTCAACTAGACCTGTCCAAGCTGGGATACCTGAACTACTAACCAGTAGTGCTTGTCCAGTTGTGCCAATGGCCAACCTTTGATCAGCACTTGATCCTCGATATGATATATCACCCAAGGTAGTTGTGGGTGTACCGCCCTCAGTCATAAGCTCAAACTTGCTACTGTTTGTAGCAAATGAAGTTACACTGGTATGTGCGGTTACGCAAACATAAGACGATCCGCCGAATTTTACGACATCATCTCGTACATATGCTGTACCCAAGGCCCAGTTGCCTTTCCATACAAATCTAAGTCTACCTAGGTTAAAATCTGCCATTTTGTTTAGTCCTTGTTGATATTTATCAAGTTACGAATAACTATATGTTTGGTTTATACGTGCGATTAAATTACCGTTTTCATCAACATAATAGTTGATGTCGTCATTTCGCACCTTGTACTGCGATACTCCCAATGCCGCGTCCACAATTTCATGATTTGCATCTGTGTTAATAACCACATAGTCAGTATCGAACCCTTGAAAAGCGTGTTGCTCAGTTCCCACACGAAGATCAGGATCGTTTACCACAATATTTGCGGCTGAGTCAGAATCAATTGCCACTTTGGTATAAATTAATTCTTGATTTGCGTTCCTGGTCAACTTGTAAAAGAATTTTTTAAGTTCTTTTGGGACCGGTGCAGTTCCTATGTAGTTACTCATGATATGATCTCCAATACTGATACGATAACATCTATGCTGGCAGCGGTGTCACTATTGACCAACAAATAGTTTAGGGGTTCCATGACTAGTTTTTGATCTCCGCCCATTGCGGCCAATGCACTTCCTGCTGGAATCTCAGCACCTTTTACAATATATCCTGATGTACTGGTTTCATCTCGCAACTTTATATCCACATAAACAGTATTTGTTGTGGTATTTGCAATGTTGATGCCAATAACCGTAGCTCTTGTTGTTGCTCCAGTAGAGTACACAGTAGTTTCTGTAGTTCCTATGTTTGTATTCAGCGTTTTATTAAATTGATTTGACATTTTTTATCCTAGTGCTATTGCAAATGCTATGGCATCGTCTGTAGCAGTATTACTTACCTGAGTTATCTGTTGGTCCACGTAAGTTTTTGTTGGTAAATCTGGTGCTACTATTGTTGTGATATTAACAATGTTAACTCTATCGTCTTGATATGGAGCTTCGTCAAATACAACAGATCTACCACTTACTGAGTAAACATCTGTGTCTTGATAAATGCTGTTGACAAATACTAACACTGTTTCAATACTGCCAATAGTATAGCCAGTATCAAATGCTGTTGTAGTATCGTCACCAGTAAAGTTACTGGTTCTAACTGTGCTTACTGCTGGCTTACTTAGGAATCTTACGTCAATTCTGTCACCAACATCTGGTGCAACCACTGTGCTTGTATCATCAATAAAGCGTAAAATTGCATTATCAACTGTGTAGGCAATTTCTGGTTCTTGAACAACGCCGTTAATTGCCACAATAATACCTGCGCTACTTAGCGGCACTTGATTTAGTGTAAATTCAAACTGTGTACCATCTGCCAAAAAGCCTTGATAGCTTGGAGCAGTGCCTGCACCAAATCCCATTGCTTGCCAACTGCTGTCTGCATAACCTTCAAACTGTTGAACAGTTGTGTTATAACGTATTGTGCCTTCTTGTGGGCTTGCTGGACGTTGTGCAGTTGATCCAGTTGGGATTGCTGCCTGTGCTCCAGTGTTAAATTTAATAACGCCATCAACGTAAGCAGTAGTTCCAGTATCTAAACTTCTTACATACTTGCTTGCATCAGTGAAAGTAACTTTACTTGCAGTTTCACTATTGAGTTTTACAGTGCCAACAGTTAAATCTTGGTAGCCAGTAATAGCAACATTGCCTTTTACAGTACCTTGTTCAATTGTTCTTATAAATGCAAACTGGTCTTCGCTTTCGTCCCAAATTAAACCAACGTTAATGTCAGTGCCGCGTTCAATAATAATACCGCTATCATATGTGTTGCTTGTTGTTTTGGCGCTGTTTAAAGTTAGTAAAGGATCGGTTGCGTAGATATTTCCAGAACCTTCTGAAGTTCCAGCACCATCAATGATAACTCTACCAGTTCCGTTTGCACGAATTATTAAATCATCATTGGTTAATGTGTTTTCAATGACGTTATCGTATATGTGTATGCGTCCATTTACCAATAATTCAGTAATTGCAACATTATCAAATGATGCGGCTCCGCTAACATCCACTCCACCAACAGTTAATGTGCCACTAATTGTTTGATTACCAGTTAATGCCAGTGTTGTGCCGTTGAACGCTAAATTTGCACTGTCTTTTAAGCGACCACTAGCACCAGCATAGGTAATTCTACCATCTGTTAAGTCGCTTACATTGGCTCTTGCTAATGTGCTAGTGCCCGTTACTGACAAATCTTCTGCTACACTCAGTGTGTCCTGTACAGAAACTACTCCTGTACCATTTGATGTTAGTTCTAAATTGCTGTTACTTTGTGTTGTTGATATTCTGTTGCCACTGATACGAACATCGTCAGTTGTAATTTCACTGATTGTTGCATTGCCCGTAACTGTTAAATCATTGTTAATTGTTACATTATCTATGACAGCACTTGTCAGTGTACTAATACCTGTGACTGATAAGTTTTCAGTTACATTTAGTGTGTCTTGAACTAAAACGAATCCTGCACCATTTGATGTTAGTTCTAAATTGCTGTTACTTTGCGTAGTTGATATTCTGTTGCCACTGATACGAACATCGTCAGTTGTAATTTCACTGATTGTTGCATTGCCTGTGACAGTAAAATCGTTGCCAACTGTTAGGTTTCTAATAACATTTAGACCAGTACTGCTAATTTGTACTTGCTCTACACTGCCAATACTGCTTCCAGCTGTTAGACCAGCAACACCAGTAAAGAATCTAATAATGTCTTCGTTGTTTCCGCCAGTTTCATAGGAAATTAATGTGTCGCCGTTAGTATCGCTACTTGATCCACCGCTAATTCCAGCAAATGTTACACCATTCCATGCTTCAATGTTGTTTGTTTGATTGTTGAATCTAATAAATCCAGCTTCGCCTGTTGCTGGACGTTGAAATGTATTACCAGTTGGGATTCTAATTGCACCAGTGCCGTTAATGTAAACGATTCCAGTGCCACTTGGTGTCAATTCCAAGTTTGCATTTGAATTAACTGTGCTAATTGTTGTGGTATCAATTCTAATACCGTCTACGTCAATTTGTCCAGCGTAAACATTGCGCCATGCTTTGTTTGCTGTGCCTAAGTCATATTCATTGCTGGCATTTGGTATTAGGTCACTGGTGAAATCAGCAACAACTGTGACATTGTCTAATGTGGTATCACCAATGCGGATATTTCCACCCAGTGTAATGTTACCCGTAACATCAACACTGCCACTAACATTTAAATTACCAGTTACGTTTGTATCAGCAAGTAATTCAATTGAGCCTGTGCCCGTTGTATTGACTTCAAAATTGCTATTTGTGGCCGTGGTCTCAATTCTATTGCCAACAATTTGTATATCATCTGTGCGTAATGGCCCGCCCACAATGTCGCCAGTTACATATAGTGTTCCAGCAACAGTTAACGTGTCACTGGCAATTGCTGGTCCAGTTAATGTTGTAAATCCGTTTACTAATAAACTGCCTAATGTTGCTGTTCCAGTTACAGTTTCATTTCCAGTTACAGTTAGAGTTGATCCGCTAAATGTTAAATTACCACTATCAATCAATCGACCACTTGCACCAGCATAGGTAATACGACCGCTAGTTAAATCAGTAACTTGTGCCTGTGCCAGTGTGCTTAATTCGCTTACACTGAACGTTCCAGTAACATTTGAGTTAGTTAATAATTCAATTGAACCAGTGCCAACAGTATTAATTTCAAAATTGCTATTTGAACTTGTTGTTTCAATACGATTGCCAACAATTTGTATGTCAGATGTGCGTAGCGAGCCACCTACAATGTCGCCAGTTACGTATAATGTTCCGCCAACAGTTAAATTGTCGCTAGTAGTAATTGGTCCAGTTAATGTTGTAGATCCGTTTACAACTAAATTGCCCAAGGTTGCTGTTCCAGTGACTGTTTCATCGCCGGTTACAATTAGGGTTGTTCCATTAAATGTTAAACTTGGACTGTCAACTAGACGACCGCTTGTGCTGGTATATATAACTCTGCCACTAATTAAATCACTAACTTGTGCTTGTGCTAGTGTGCTTAGACCAGTTGCTTCAAATGTTCCAGTAACTTTACTGTTGGCCAGTAATTCAATTGTGCCTGTGCCCGTTGTATTAATTTCAAAATTGCTATTTGAACTGGTTGTTTCAATTCTATTGCCAACAATTTGTATGTCGTCAGTGCGTAGTGGGCCGCCTACAATATCACCTGTTACTGTTAGCGTACCACTTATTGTAGTAGATCCATTTACTGCTAGATTAGATCCGTTAAATGTGAGGTTAGAACTGTCTTCTAATTTGCCATCTATTCCTGCTAGTACAACTCTTCCAGTAGTCAAACTAGAATCTAATATATTGTTAGATTCAAGGGAGCCTAATTTTAATGTTGCATAAGATGCTTGATTAAAATTTATAATTAAACTTGGCTCATCTATAACCCCACTGAATAATTTCCATTTTCCGTCAGTGGCGTCTCTTACTAGCCCAGTATGTTGGTAGGTTCCATCATTATAACTTGCAACAAATCCTAAATCAATTACATTGGATTGATTATCTTCACCTAAATAGATCAATCCGTCAGTGATACTAAATGATGTAGAGTTAATTACCGTTTCGGTACCTAGTATTGTTAAATTACCTTCAACTAGTAAATCATTTGTTGTTGTTTTATTTCTAACGTATAAATTATTTTCTACGTTAACGTCACTATTAAAAGTAGTTATTGGTGTAAATGTGATTCCAGAACTGTCATTAGAATCAATAGTAGTGCCAGTAATTGTAATACCATTAATAGTACTGGTTGTTCCACCACTTACTGTAATATTACCAGTGATGTTAGTATTAGATTGTAATTCAATGGACCCAGTGCCATTTGTATCTAATTCTAAATTTGCATTAGATACTGTAGTTTTAATAGTGTTATCGTCAATGCGGATAACACCGTTGTTAAATTCTGCGGCATTTAATACTCGCCACTGTTTTGCACTGGTACCTAAGTCATATTCATTGCTGGTATTTGGAATCAAATCACTGGTAAAGTCGGCAACAACTGTAACGCTATCTAAAGTTGTGTCACCAATACGGATATTTCCGCCCAGTGTTATGTCACCAACCACATCTATACTGCCGCTGACATTTAAATTGCCAGTTACATTTGTGTCAGCTAGTAGTTCAATTGTGCCAGTACCTGTTGTGTTAACTTCAAAATTGCTATTTGTAGCAGTGGTCTCAATTCTATTGCCAACGATCTGTATGTCATCAGTACGTAATGGACCGCCTACAATATCACCAGTTACGTATAGTGTTCCACTTACTGTGGCATTATCGTTTACTGTTAAATTATTAGTTGTAATTGTACCCGTAACTGTTTGATTACCAGTTATCGTTAGCGTTCCAGTTACAGTTGGGCTTGCTGAAAATACAATATTTCCAGTACCAGTTGCTCCAGTGCTTGTTACGCCTTCAACAGTTACGTGGTTAGTTAATGTTGCTCCGCTAATTGTTGGACTTGTATCAAATACAAACTGTCTGGTACCAGTTGCGCCTGTGCTTGTTACACCCTCAACAGTTACGTGGTTGGCTAATACTATATTGCCAGTTCCATTAGCACGTAAATCTAAATTAGCATTTGAAACTGTGGTTGTAATAATGTTATCGTCAATACGAATAACACCATTATTAAATTCTGCGGCGTAGATTACTCGCCAAGGTTTTGTGCCAGTACCAAGATCAAATGAGTTACCTACATCTGGTACTAGATCACTGGTAAAATCTGCAACTACATTGATTGTATCAAGAGTTGTGTCACCAATGCGGATATTACCGCCTAGTGTAATGTTACCAGTTACATCAACATTGCCGCTTACACCCAAGTTGCCAGTAACATTTGTGTTGGCCAGCAATTCAATGCTACCAGTGCCAACAGTATTAACTTCAAAGTTGCTGTTTGTGGCAGTAGTTTCAATCCTATTGCCAACGATCTGTATGTCATCTGTACGTAATGGACCACCTACAATATCACCAGTTACGTACAGTGTTCCGCCAACAGTTAAATTATCATTAGTAGCTATTGGACCAGAAAGTGTGGTAGATCCGTTTACAACTAAATTACCTACTGTTGCTGTTCCAGTTACTGTCTCGTCACCAGTTACAGTTAGAGTAAAGCCATTGAAAGTAAAATTTGCGCTGTCAATTAATCTGCCGCTGGTACTGGCATATGTTACACGACCGCTGGTTAAGTCAGTTATCTGTGCTTGAGCCAATGTTGATAGACCACTTACACCAAACGTACCAGTTACGTTTGAATTTGCCAACAATTCAATTGTGCCAGTACCAACTGTATTGATTTCAAAATTGCTATTTGAACTGGTTGTTTCAATTCTATTACCAACAATCTGTATGTCATCTGTGCGTAATGGACCACCTACAATATCACCAGTTACATATAATGTACCACTGATAGTTGCATTGTTGCTTACAGATAATCCAACGGTTGATATGTTACCAACACCAGTGATATTACCACCAGTCATTGTGATATCGCCGCCAGTGCCACTTACACTTACACTTGTTCCTACAGTTAATGTACCGTTAGCAAATGTTAGTGCGCTACTGTCTTGAAGTCTTCCACTTGTTCCAGCAAATGTTACTCGACCGCTAGTTAAATCACTAACTTGAGCCTGTGCTAGAGTTGCCAACCCAGTCACTGTTTCGTTACCAGTAACTGTTAATGTTGTTCCGCTAAATGTCAAGTTACCGCTGTCAACTAGCCTACCGCTAGTACTGGCATATGTCACACGACCACTAGTTAAGTCACTAATCTGTGCTTGAGCCAGTGTTGATAGTCCACTAACTCCAAATGTACCAGTTACGTTTGAATTTGCCAATAATTCAATTGAACCAGTACCAACTGTATTAATTTCAAAATTGCTATTTGAACTTGTTGTTTCAATTCTATTGCCAACAATTTGTATGTCGTCAGTGCGTAGTGGGCCGCCAATGATATCGCCAACTACTGTTAAATTTCCACCTACAGTAATGTCTCTTGGTAAAGATACAGTGCCGTTAGAACTGATAGTCAACGAACCGTTAATTACAACAAATCCAGAACCGTTGCTGTTTAAATTTAAATTGCCATTGGTTAAGCTACTAGTAACTGTACTGCTAGATACATAAACATCACCAATTTCTGCTATTGCTAAGTGTGCTTTGTTCCAGCGTTTGCTAGTGCCACCTAAATTATAAGTGTCAGTGATGTTTGGATAAAAGTCACTATTGATGTCTGCGGCAAATACCACGTTGTCTGTATTTGCATCACCCAGTGTTAATGACCCGTCAGCAGTAATACTACCAGTAGCATGTAAGTTACCGTTGATTAATACGTCACTGTTGATTGTTACATTGTCAGAGTTTGTGGCTGTGTCTAATATCAATCCACCAACGCTGGTAGTGATAGTGTTGCCATTAATATTGACGTTGTCAATATCCAGCAATCCGCCTCTGATGTTTGTTGCACGAAGTGTGCCTGTTATGTCTAAGGGATAAGCGGGATTGGTATTTCTAATACCAATGTTACCAGTCCACAAGGTTGAATCCAGCGGATTACTTGCAACATCAGCGGCATGGGTATTAACATCAAGATACAGTAGGTTCGTCTCAAAAGCCAAATTTACTTCATCACGAAGCAAATCTTCTTTCAAGAGCGGACCGGAAATTCGACCAATGGCCATACGCTCTCCTTAGACACCGTGTTACACGGATAACCACCTTACATTGCGGGTTTACCACAGTCTAATAGCCCAGCCAAACTTAGTTTAGCGTGTGCAAATATATTTATCGGAAATTGGAATAAAGGGGGTTTACTGGTCGAAACCGTGTAGTACTGTTACAGGTTTGCCAACGGGTACTGCACTGGTAAAGGAAATGTACCAACCAGCGGCATATCCGCCTGGGTTTTGTACCAAGGTGTAGTTTGTTGTTGCTATTTGCATGACGTTTTCAACTAATACTAAAACGTTTTGTGCCGCCGTTGGAACTGGACTTAAAGGTCCAAATTTTGTTTCAGTGCCGTCACCGGTACCAGCACTTTGTTGTGTAATTGTTGTTGCTTCTTTAAATCTAACATTTCGCCAAGCACCATTCTGACGTGCTTCAAATTCATTAGTACTAGAATTATATCTAACCATACCATTAGCTGGACTAGTAACTGTATTACCGCTTTGTCCAGGTTGTTGATTTGTTGTACCAATTGGCAATTTTATTGCATTAGTTGATTCAAAGTACACCAATGAATTGGCGTCAACAGCAATTCTGTCGTCAGTAAGATTCTTTTTTGCCAGTTGTAATTTCTTTAAAAACTTCATATTAGCTAACTCTTAATGTACAGAACGTCACGTTTAATCTAGTATCCGCATCCACAACTGCACTGACAAAATCACCTGAACCTAAAATAATTTTTTCACTGTCAAATGTAAATGTTTCGCCAGCTGGTATAGTTAAATTATGTACAATTCTATTTGTAGCACTTGCAGATCCACCGCTTGGCACCAAATTCAATGATTGTAAAACAACATCTGATCCGCTATAATTACAAAAGAACATGGTTGTTAAGGCAAATTCTTGACCTGCTGGGCAAGTGAAAATTGCTGTTGGAGTGCTTGTAATTAGTGTGCTTTCGATTGCCATGCTGGTTCCTTAAAATAGTAATGCGTAAAGCAACGCTTTCTTACTGCTGATTAATTCACCAGATGTAGTAGCGTTTACAAAATTAATGCCAGTGCCGCCAGGGCCTTGCGTTGCTTTACTATATAGTTTGTTTTGTCCACTGGTTGAACTTGGATCTGAAGCCAAATCAGCTAGTGCAACTGCTGATTGTATTTGCACAAGACCACTACCGTTTGGACGTAATTCTAAATTTGCGTTTGACACTGTGGTTGATATTACAGTGTCATTAATTGTTATATCGTTTACAGAGAATCCTGTAAGATCAAATTGACCTTGTGTTTGCCCGTCAACTTCAAATACAATTTTGCTGGCTGCATCGCCAGCACCAGTGTCATATGCTCTACCACCAGTATTGTATCTAGTTGATGTTGCGCTGTTAAATCTATAAAATTGGTCAACTAGTGCTTGTCCGCTTGCCGCTGCCACATAGTCGTTAACAAATTTTTTGTTTGGAATGTCATCATCATCTGTCACACGTAATTCGTAATCTGGTGTGCCACTAACTGAAAGTGTTCCACCGCCCACTGTTGGGCCCGTGTATATTGTTAAGTCTCTCCAGCCACCAGTTATTTGAGTGTTTAGAGAACCCACATTTAATCCTGATATTTCGTTTACTTCATTTCCTGAACTGTGAATCAAGCTGAAAGACCCAACACCAATCGTGCCATCGTTTTTGATATGAGATAAATTTTCATTGTAGTAAAAACTTACTACACCACGATTTCCTCGATCAATGTCAAGTCCCGCTTTTTCTAAAGTGATACCGTTGCCAGTTTCACCCACGTTTATATAAACAATGTTGTCTTTGATTGTCAAAGTTTCAGAATCAACTGTAGTGGTATTACCCAATACAACCAAATCACCCGTAACAATTACACTACCAAGTTGAGCCCCGGTATCTAAAGTAATTGTACCATTAAGTTGTGTAACTATGCGATAGTTACCATCTTGTACTTTGACAACTTTTGACATATTAGATAGCTGTTAATATAATTAATGTTTCAGTAGAGTCATCTGATAATGTCCACTTGTATCTTACACCACTATAATCAATAGCAATTCTACTTCTTAGATCTCTAATAAGTGTAGCACTGCCGTTAAAGAAACCTACTAAGGCTCCTTCGCCATTATTTGCTGGAAGAATTGCATTTTTTAAATATACAGTACCTGTGGCAGTTGAGCCATCGTCAGTACTTACTCTATAACGGTTGCTACCTGTTTGCTTAGTAATGTAACCTTCGTATACTGTGCCACCTAGTTTAAATCTAATAGGCAAGTTGTTGCCTGAAAATTTTCCAGTACCTGTACCAGTACCTGTTGTGCCAAACCATCTTTTATTAATTGGACGTCCCATTTTGTTCTCCTTAAGAATAACGGCGTTCTAGACCGTACGCGGTTGGATTTCCGCATAAAATTCACCCCATGTGAATCATTACTATGTATTTAGCTGGAATAAAAAAAGGACTCCGAAGAGTCCCTTTCATAATCTACAACCTTTCGGTATGTTGATTAGCTGAATACTGCGTTAGCAATAGTAACTGTACCTAGGTAATCAGCGGCATTACCTAAAGAACTTGCTGTGTTTGACAACTCAACATAACCATAACGTGTCATGAATGAAACGACTGGTTCGAATGTTGTTGGGTCAAGAACAACTCCACTGCTCATCAATGGAATGTATGGGCAATAGAATGCGGCTGCATCACTTTCAGCTGTACCTTTGTAGCCAACAACGATTGTGTCGTTTTGTGCATAGGTATTAACATAAATCTTCATTGCGCCATTCAATGTACCAACAAACTTAGTGTTTGTAGGTGCTTCGAAAGTACCTTCTGTTGTTCTTGCGAACGCAGAAGTTGTAGCACTTTGTAGAATTGTCAATGCTGTTGGGCTTACAACTGCCCAGTTACCAGCGCCACGACGTGTACGTTGGGCAATGGTATTAGCAACGCGGTTGATCATAACTGCCAAGGCAGCATGTTCATCACCTACGAATGTTGCTGTACCGCTAACGGCAGCTTGGTCGTATTGTTGACGGTTTTGTGTACCAGCTAAAGTTGTTAATGAAGAAATGATCTCTTGATCAATTTCAGCAGTAATTTCTTGAGCTAAAGCAGCCATGATTTCTGCTTCGATGTCAATGCCTTGTTGGGCTTGTGCATCTTGAGCAGCCTCGAAAGTCCAGCGAGCTGATAACTTACGTGTCTTAGCTTCAACTGTTTGTTTCAAGATCTGAATAGACATACGCTTACCAGCGGCACCTTCTAAGGCTGCTGTGGCTGCGGCTGTTACAGCTGAACCGTTATTAGCGGAATAGCCTTCAGCAATCTTGAATGGGCTCAATGCCTCTTCACCAGCAGTAGCACCATATGTACCACTTAGTGTATCGCTGTAGCGAACACGTAGTGTATGGATTTGACCAACTGGACCAGTCATTGGTTGTACACCTACTAACTCGTTAGCAATAACGGTAGGCATAACGCGACGGATCACTGGAAGGATCACGCGATTTAGTGTTGCGACGTTGCCGGCAGAAGTAGAACCAGTTGAAGCAGATTCTGACAAATACTTGCGAGTGTTCTCGAGAGTAGTTGACATAACTGTGCGCTTGGTACCTTGTAGGCCTTCAAGTAGGGCCTCTTTAGTTTCCTGCCAACGGCCGTGTAGTAGTTCTGACATTTAAATTCTCCTTAAATTTTTAGTCCAGCGAGTCGACGAATATCAACGATGTTATTGTCGTTCTCACTGCTACGGTTGCTGTTGGAAATTTTATTTCCTGTAATTTCTTTTGCCTCTACAAGAGCCTGTTTCTTCTGCGGAGCATTGCCTTCAATTACTGTAGGCAAATACTTGTTAAAACTGTCATGCAGTTTTGCGGTCTGCACACTTTCTAATAATTCACCCATGATTTCTTTTTGGTCCGAATTTAACGGTGCCAATAGTTCACCCATAGTTGATTTTCTCACCATGCTTTCTTTCAATGCACGGATCTCTGCCTCTTTGCTTTCTATAATTTTTTGTGCTGTCACGGCAACAGTTTGTGCCTCAACAACGTCAAATTGTTTCTTGTCTATGACCTTGAGCAATTTTGCAGTTTCTGATTTTTCATTAATGTAACTTGTTTGGAATTCGTTGCTAAAAGCTTCGAATATTTTACGTCCAAAGTCTGCTTTACGTGCGGCGTCAATGTCTTCACGTAGTTGTGTTAGTTCATTCTTCAAACTAGTCTCAACTACAGATTCAACCATCTTGGCTGCGCGACTTACAAACTCAGATTTAATACCAGCAAGTTGTTTTTTACCTTCACGGATCAAGCGAACTTTCGTTTCAGCTAGATCCTGCTTGTCTTTATAAAACTCGGCAATTTCATTGGCTAGTGCTTCTACTACAAATTCTTCTAGTTTGAAGAATTTATCAGCCATGACTTTTTGGTCTTCATGCAATTCTCTTACTTCAGAAGCTAGTTGACGAGTTACGAATTCCTTCATAACCTGTGCATCTTGTTTCATCTTAACTGCATACTTGGCTTTAGCTTCGGCTAACTGAGCGCGGTCTTCAATAAATTCAGCAATTTCAGGTGCTAGTTGATCACTGACCATGCGGTCAATGGCTTCTACCATCACTTGACGATCGTGTTCATATCGTTGACTAAACTCTTCTCTTAACTCTTGAGTGACAGCTTCACGATTCTCGTTTACACGAGTTTGCCATGATTCCTCAATCTGAGCTTTGAGTTCCTCAGAAATCACATTGTTCTCAAATAGATTTTTTAAAACATCCAACATGTGATTCTCCTTTTTATTGGAGCTTGCTTATTATACCTAATAAGCTCTCTTTAAGATAACGCTGTGCTTTAGGGTCACCCTTCACCTCTTGCGCTATACGCAAGGCATTAAGACCACCTCTTGTTCCCATTAAGTGTTCGTAAATTGGTGTTGGATATGCACCTGGTGCACTGGGTTGAGCTACCACATCTACTGTGATAATCTCAAAATCGCTGACTCTTCCAGTTCCGTCACCACTGACGTTACCTGAGCCTCGACTGGAAACTCCCAACTTTACGCCGGATTCCAACATAGTTCGCACTAGTTGGCCCATTGGAGTTGGCAGAATCTTGAACTTTCCATAACCATTTGGACCGTCCATCCACATTTCAGTAATCATGTGGCTAACACGGTCCAAATTTATTTTTAAGTCATCTGGATGATCTACTTCGCCTAGTACACTATATCCGCCAGTAATTTGATCGTTCAAAGTTTTGACAGCTCGCTCAATCTCGTCTACAGGATATACACGTTGGTTAGCATTTTTAATGCCGCCCTGTATACAGATACCTTTCATGTACAAGTTTTTCCCGTTTTCACCCTCAGACTCAACCACCATACGGGCTTGGTCAAAGCTGAGGTTCTCACGAAGATAGTTCATCTTTTGCATATGCTAATTACTTCGCTCTACCTGGAGCACCATTAATTGGGCTGTTGGTATTTGCGCCATTGTCACCAGTGCTTTTCTTCTCTGCACCGTGTCCGCCTGAAACAGTTTTTAGGTGCTTCACGCCTGCTTTGCCTCCAGGAACATTTACGTTACCTGAATTCAAATCTTTAGTACTTGGGTTTAGTAAACCACCTTGTGTTCCACCTTTGCCGTTGTCAGCAAATGCTTTGTTTAGGTTACCACTTGTACCACCCATGTCATTCTTTTTAGCTACTGTGCTTTTTGTATTTGCACCGTCATCGCCACCTTTGGCTGCTGTAACTTTTTCTACGTATTCACGAATGAAAGCTTCATCTGTGTTGTTGTTGTTATCTTCATCTTCGTCGTCATCACGAACTTCCATTGCTGGCATTTCTTGTGACATACCGTCCATTTCAGGAACTGGTTCGTCACCCATGTCATCACCGCCCATGTCATCGCCACCTTCTTCGCCGCCCATTAGGCTTTCAAATTCATCACGTAATGCATCTAATGCATCTTCTAGGTCCACAACACGGTCTTGTAGTTCATCAACGTCACCACCACTTAGTGATACGTCGTCACCACCCATGTCACCACCTTCTTCTTCATCTCCACCTTCAATGTCGCCCATCATGTCGTCGGTTGCGTCATCGCCGGAAAATTCGTCGCTGGCTTCCATTTCTGGTTCTTCAGCTGGCATTTCATCAGGCATCATGCCTTCATCAAAGTCTTCAGAAATTAGAGTTTCATAAATCTCACGTGACTTTGCAACCACGATGTCATGAAATAATTCTTTAGCTTTTTGTTCATCTTCATTAATAAGATGTTCGAGCATCTGCTCAAATTTTGAACGGTCAGTCATTTTTAAATCTCCTATAGATTGTGAGCTGTCAGTAATATTTACATATTATGACGAAATATGTGTTATAATGGCATGATTCTAGGCATTTTTACTCCAAGACAACATGACTTCACGTAAATTGTCATACGTCAAGTGTCTAAAGTTTGGATAATGCCATTGTGGATCATAAAACTTATTTTCCACTATTCGAAAGTATTTAGTTTTTTTATTTTCTTTTATCACTGTCTCTGTTTGCCTAGTCCAGTTACCGTAAAATGTTGCTGGCTCTTCAGATCGTTTGTAGTTGGGAGTGTTTGCATACACATTGTTTAAAAGTCCAGTGGGACTTTCATAATCAAATCCAAATATGTAAATCTCATCAGCTTGATGTTGTGTGGCAAGATTCAGTGCTGTGGGTCCAGAACTCCATCCTAAACTGGGATTAAAAAACTTAAATCCAGTAAAATCTTTATATCTACTATTGGAGTTTGTCCATACTTCATGCTCCATTTGATAGTTAGATCCTGCAATTTCTACTATCATTTTTGGGTCCACTGCTATTAGGTAGTCAGGTGCGTACTCCCTATAAACTGCATTACAGGCGTAGATTTTACCGTATGGTTTTACTTGATCAAATGTTATATTGAGGCGGCTCTTGCCATTGCCAAACACAAAACTGCGCATAAACTCTCCTAAAAGTAATTATCTTTTAGTGAGTTAGGCGGCTGCTGGCTCTGGAGTTGCTCCGTACATTTCGTGTACAAACTCCAATTCTTCTTCTTGTTCTAAGATATGTGCTTCAGATGCTTTGCGTAATTCGTTGACTTGACCCAATGTCAATCTAGTTTTACGTGTGTCACTACGCTGTAATTCTTCTATGTCTCGTGCTGAATTGAAACGAAAGTCGTTGCTGACTCGTTGCGTTTCAGGATCCAAATAAAATAATTCTCTCAGTATCATAAGTTTATTTATCAAGCCGCTGGCACAGCGCCAGCCGCTGGTGTAACGCCCACACCTGTATCAGTCCCTGGAGGAACAGCTCCTTCGGGTGGTGCAATATCTTCAGGTGCTGTTGTGTCGCCCAGTTCCAAATCGCTATCAATGCCAGCGGCACTAATACCAACACTGCGCAATTCACCACTTGCATCAGTACCTGTAATAGTTGCTGTGCCTTTTTCTTCACGCCATAAGCGTTCGTTTTCCGCCAATTCTTCGTCTGTAATGCCAAGAAAACGTTTCATAGCAAAGCGTTTGCTTATGTAAGGTATAGCTTGAAGTGTGTTAAATGTGTTTATTCGTTGCCCATCAACCTCTGCTTGACGGTATGCGGCAAAGTTTTGTGGTGGTTGAAATTTGATTTCGAACAGTGTAGAATCAATGTTTACACCGCGTTCGTGCAAGTATCTTTTGAATTCTTCGTCAAAGGTGCCTTGTAATAGGCTTTGCAAACGCATACAATAATTGTTAAAACGCAACTCTTGAATGTATGCTGTGCCCACACGACCGTCATTATATTGCGCTTGACTATCGTCTGCACCAGTTGGCAAGTAGCTACTAGGTATACGTAGCGCACGGAACAACTTGTTGGTAAAGTATTTTAAATCGTCAATTTCACCCAAGTTTGTACCGCCTGGTAGCGTTTCAACTTTTGATCCACGACCGCCTTCTGTCTGTGGGAAGAAATAATCTTCGTTGATACTTAGGGGATTATAAGCTGAATCAATTACGTTTGCTCCACCGCCTGTTTGGCTAGGAATACGTCTTTGATGTATCTCATTTTTAACACGTTCAACAAAACTCATGGCCAAATGGCTTGGCATGTTGCCCACGTCAATGTAAAATATTCTACGTTCTGGAGCACGTTGTATACGATATATTAGAATAGCATCTTCTAATAGTTCTTTTTGTTTGTAAACTTTAAACACTTGCTCCAACAAGCTATTACCAAATGGATAGTTGTTGTCAAGTCCTTCACTTAGACTTAGATGTATAACGTGCGCCGCGTCCACTGCCAGTTCGTTTTCGCCAACACTGAATCTATCACCAGTTTGTTGTGGGAACGCACCAGTCATGCCTCTTGCGCCACCACCAGCAACATAGTTATTGCCTCTGTTGTTGGTTTGCTGACTGTTTGGTTGAATTTGTGTCATTACCAAATTATGAAAATTTGGCGCTAGATCTCTAATAACATACTGCTCAGGCTTTTTGCCTTCACTTTCGTTAACAATAATTTTTACAACTTTAGATGGATCAACATAGAACCATTTTTGAGTTTCTGGATCTCTAATAAAGAAAACATCACCGTACTTGAATGTATTTCTAACAACTCTAAAAAAGCGAGTTTCAAATATTTGTAACTTGGCCCACTGCTGTAGGTATTCTCTAAGCACACGAATCTCTGTGCTAGTGGCTTTGCTTCTAAATGCCAAACTAAAACTAGTTTGATTTTCTTTGTTCTTTTGTGTGCAAAATTCTGCTAATATGTCCAAGGCAGCATTAATTTCTGGATCCATGTCCATTGTGTCGTACTGCATATAGCGTTCAACACGATTTGGGCTACCAGTGTAAACATCAGGCAAGTAACTGCTGTAATTGGTCCGTGCTGGACCTGCCCTTGAAGAATTGGATAACGGGCTTACATTGCTTGATGCAGTATTAACTGCCACGGGCGTGAAATACTTTTTCCAAGACATTATGTGGCTCCGTGTACGTTGCCGCTCATAGCTTTAGTCGCTTTGACTTGCTGACTGAGTTTATTGTTTGTTTCGCTAGCCGCGGTGGCAACTTGTTTCATAGTAGTATTTAAGCTAGATAATAATTTCGCCACGTCGTCTAGAGTAGCAGTTTTAGTTTCAACTCCAGCAGTTTTCTTGTCTGCTGGTTTGGGTTCAGCTGTTGGAGAATACTCTTCTCCAGTTTCTGGATTGATATTTTTACCAGGACTTGCTTGTTTTTCTGCGGCTTTAACTGCCGCTGGAATAGTTTGTGCTTGCGGTTTTGCCGAAATTTTTGGCATTCCGTCTGGACCAATTGTTAGCTGATCCATTGTTGGCATTGTGAATTTTGACTTGTCAAATTTTGGTACGGCTGATGCTGTAGGTGATGCCAATTTATCAGTAACACCAGTACTAATACTTGCTAATTTTTCTGTAACTTCTTTTTCTAAATTAACTTTTTCAATACTAGCCGTTTCTTGAACTGCCAACATTTCATTGTTGGATACTTTTAGAATATCTGCTTGTTCTTTTACAAATTTTTTAGTTTCTTCTACTTGCTCTGCTTTTGTTTCAGTTTCCCATCTAATACCTTCTTCAATCTGTTTGTACAACGGTTCTTTAAGTGCTTTATATTTTTCTTCAATGGCTTTGCCTTCGTCACTATCACGCATGGCATTACGTACTTGTCTTGGCCCGGCATCTGGACCTAATTGTGCTTTGGTTTTTTCTAGTAGTGCTTGTCTTTCAGCGGCATATTGCTCTTTGACATTGGCTAATTCTTTAGATGCGGCTTTGCTTTCGTCATTTTGTACACTTCTAGTTGTAGTGGATCCACTTGTTACGCTACTGACAGAAGTGGATATTTCTTTAGATAGACTGCTTAGACTAAATCCGGCACCGTCACCGCCTTTGGCACCTCCTGGCATCATGCCACCAAGATTTTTCACAGCATCCGCAATGCCCTCTGTCTTTGCACCTTCCATAAACTTTTTAGCTTGCTCAGGTGTAAGCACCATTTCACCTTTAGCCACTTTACCAATAAAGTCTTGTGGTTCAAACACTTGTCCAGTCTTACCCAGTGTACCTTCATCTCTAGTTTTGAGATTTGCATTCATCTCTTTAACGTTCATAACGTCAGCAACAAAATTTCCAACTCTGTCAGCCACTTTTCCTGCGCCTTGAATGCCGCCAGCGGCAAGTTTATCAGCACCTGTTACAACTCGACCAATGCCAGCATCAGTGCCCATTGCTTCATATTTTGTTCTACTGCTAGTGGGTGCTTTGCTTTCCCCGCCTGCGGCTGCTGATCTCTTAAGTGCTTCAGCATATCCTTCAGCAGTTGTTGTTGCAGACTCACCTGGCTTGACACCTTGCGAAAATCTATTTGCAACACCTTGTAACTGTGTGTTTGCTTCACCAGTCATTAATGGTCTACGTACTAAATTATTTGCCGCGGCATTTGCATCAGCTAATCTACTTTGTACAGCAATCATTGCACTTGTTGCACCGTTACGTGCTTGTTGTTCGTCTTGAATTGCTTTCTTTTGAGCTCCTAATACTTTTGTTACCTCGCCCATTTCAATGCCCATGGCTTTGGCAGTTTTGGCAGCTCCTTGAAACAGTGCATCGTTGGTTTCAATATTCTTTTTCATAATATCAGCCGCTGGTCCAACACCGGCTGCTGTTACTTGTAATAATGCCTTGTTACTTTGATTTGCTAAGTTACCTTCTTTAGCAGATTCCATTGCAGTCTGACTAGCGGCAATATTACCTGTGCTCAATGCCTTTGCGCTGTTTGCTGTTTCTCTGGCTGCTTGACCCAACAAGCCCATTTGCATTGCGGCTTCTTGACTACGCACAGTTCCTGTGGCAAACATTTCTTTAAATATTTGATCAGTGCCCATTGCCTGTGCTTGTGCTAATTGTTTTGCAAATCCTGCTCTAGCTTCTTTCTCTGCGTCTGCTCCTTGAGTAAGTCCAATAAGACGCATCTTAGCTTCAATTTGTCCATCAGCTTTGGCTTTTTCTAATCCAGCTTCTTGTTCTTTACGTGTCTTGCCTGTTTGTTTGGCAATAAGATCCATTTCGTTAGCAAGATCAGCTGCCGCCGCCGCTGTTTTAATTTGTCCAGCTACACTAGTATCTGTTGTGGATTTTTGAAATCCAATTTGTGTGGCCAGCACTTCATTAAGGTCCTTACTGGTGTAACCCATTTGACGCAGATTATCTGTAAGTCCACTGTCAAAGAATGTTTTACTAAACTCTGTAAATGCCTGACCACCTTTGGCAACACTGCCACCTAAGCCAGAAAAGTCCTTGCCGCTTTTTTGTACTACGCTAGACAGTTCATCCAACGTCATGCGACTGTTGGCCGCTGACAACTTCATTAAATCTATATTATTACTGAAATTAGTGCCAGTGTTGCTTAATGTTTCAAAAACTTTAGTGTTGTTACCAACTGCTTCACCTAGTGCTGTCATAGGAGCAGTTATACCAGCAATGGCTTTGTCAGCACCGCCACCCAATATTCCACTAGATCCACCAGAATTACCAGTTTGTCCAGCTTTGATTGCGTCCGTTAGTTTATTAAGATCTTCTTTATCTAATGCCATTATTTTTTTCCAGAAAACTGCGTATATAAATACTTGTAGTTATATTTATCGGAGTACAAAATGAACCCAAATAACCCTTTACAGAGATATTTTAGACAGCCAAAAGTCTTTATATCGCTGCCTAGCAAGGGATTGTTCTATCCCGAAGGAGCATTACAAGGTGACCACAACAATGCACCTATTTTTGGCATGACTGGCATGGATGAAATTATTTTTAAAACTCCAGATGCGTTGTTTAACGGAGAAGCCACAGTTAAAGTTGTTGAAAGTTGCTGTCCATATATCAAAGACGCCAGGGATATGCCCAGCATTGATGTTGATGCATTGTTGGTTGCCATACGTGTTGCCACTTACGGCGACGAAATGGAACTAACACACACTTGTCCACAATGCAGTACTGAAAATGAATTCATTGTTAATCTTGGCAAAGTTATTGAATATTTTGGCAGTGTAAACTTTGACGGCAAGATTAAAATAGATGATCTTACAATTAATATTAGACCTTTGAAGTATAGTGAGATTACAAAGTTTAATATGGAAAATTACAAACTTCAAAAAATGTTATATCAGTTAAGCACAGCTGAAACTGCTGGCGACGATGAACAAATGAAGCAAGTACAAGACGACATTTACAAACGCATTGCTGAAATGCAAATAGAATTGTTTTTAACCAGCATTGAAAATGTTCAAATTGGCAATGAAACTGTTGATGATCCTGAAATGATTGATGAGTGGTTGAAAAACAGCGACAGGGAATTTTTTAAACGTATCAAAGAAAAACTTGAAGCTAACAAATCACAGTGGGACATGCCCAAGCAAGATATAAAATGCAGTAATTGCGGACATGAATCTAAAGTTGAAGTCACTTTGGATCAATCAAATTTTTTCGCCAGAGGCTGATTTATACCCCAGACTCTGAACTAGAGGCATACTTAAAAAGTTTTGACCTTTATATCAGAGACTTGAAAGATGAAATCTTTCGTATCAGCTGGTACATGCGTGGGGGAGTTAGTAGTCAAGATCTGTTCCATACTTACACTAGGGACGATAGACTTGTAATGAATGAAGTTATTAAAGACAATATTGAGTTAACTAAAAAAAGCGGATTGCCTTTATTATAATCCGCCTTCTCTACTAGTACCCTTAAATGGGTCTATGTATTTTCCTGACCCGCCACCAACTTCGTCACTGCTTGGCGTAAATCCCGCTGGAGTATTGCCTGTTGCAACTTGTGCGCCAGCTTGAAGTACATCATATACTTGGCCAGCCATTGCTGGAATGTCGCCCAGTGCTCCAATAAAACTTTCACCAACAAGATCAGTTAGCCATTTTTTACCAGCATCACTTCCAAACCATGCAAGTAACGCAACTTGAGCGCCACGTTTGGCTAGGATTGAAATTACTTCAGCGGCATTTGGAAATCCCACTAGTTTCATTGCACCAGGAACAATTTTTAATAGTTTTGCTGGATACTTCAATATTGCCATTGTTGCCCATGGAGCAACTACTCCAACAATAAATTGACCACGTAATTGTTGTAGTTGTTTATTATATTCTTCTTGAGTTATTTCACCAGCCGCTAATTTTTTATCTAAGTCGCTAGAACGACTCCAGTACTTTACAGTTTCTTGAGTTAGTTCTAGAGTAGCTGCCAATTTTACTACGTCTGCTGATTTTCCAGCCAGTGATGAACTTTTAAGAGCTTGAGCTGCCAATACTTCTGGGGCTATGGATTTCCCACCAATAAGATTTGGAGCAATCTTTTGATATACTGTTCTTGTGTCTTTGCCTAAAACATTGGCAATCTTATCCATTGCCTTATAATTTTTTGCATCAGCGGCAGCTTTACCCCATGGCTCTAATGCGTCTTTAGGCACCTTAGCTAATTTTTCAGGAGTCATCTTTATGATATCATCTAATGATTTGATGCTGGTAGATGTTGCTTTCTTTGCCACAGTCTGTGCTACTGCTGGGGCACTTGTTCTAGCCGCCTTGAAGGCATTGACTCCTGCTTTAATCGCAGTACCTAATCCTGGCGCTTCTGATATAATGTCATGAACTTTCATATGGTATTTATTGTTTTGATGTGAGCTTACGCTCACATGTGTTTGCGTTCAGCTTACGCTTCACTTAAACACATTTCTTTCTTTTCTAAAAGTATTTAATTATTAACTGCGAAGCAGTTTAAATATTATGCAGATTGTGGATCCATACTTCTCCCGTTGCCGGGAGAAGAAACATTATGCGAGTTGCCTCACCATTACAATAATATAGCATTACAGAGGCGGTCATCCGGTACCTCGAGCTACGTCTTCTTTATGACGGTAGTTATTATACATCTATTGTCACGTACAATAACCCTAGGGTTGCTTTATCTCATTGCCCTATCTTTTAGCCTTTTTTAATATTTTCAAACAATCAAACGGGTTTATGAAGGCATATCCCATCTTCGTCCTGTTAAGGATAGTGATTGAGTACTCTTAGCGGCAAGAGGTTTCCATCCCTGCGATCCGAGATCCAGGTCTAGGGCGTCCGAATTTAGCCGACGCTTGCGTTGTACCGCTTGTTGTGCCTATGATTTTAAAATGTGCGAGCCATGTACACGAACGCTGATCTGTCCGTTGTAATAGTCTTTAGATTCTAATACTTTGTGGGTGAATTGTTCTCTGGCCTCAATATAACTACATTCAGCTTTACTTTTACAGTAGTATAATACTTCTCTTTTGAATTTGTCTTTGCCTAATTTTAGAACATCTGCATTTAATTCCAAGTTACTGCCGTAATATTCACGCCAGTCACTGTCAATTTTACTGCGAATCTTCTTCTTTTTCTTAGTACCGTTTTTAAGTGTTACTACTTTGTATGATGTTTTAGAGAATTTGGCTAATTTTTTGCCTATATATTTTCTGCCAGAGATGACATTTGTTATCAAGTACACAAATCCTACGCAATCTTCCGGTAGTTCTTCTATAATTGTGTCTTGATAATACCATGTCATCAACTAGTTAGTTGTGTCTGTGCCTGTTGCCTGTGCCTTTTGGATTTCTTTCTTTTGCTTTTTAATTTCGTCTAATTCTTTGCGCCATGCTCTTACGTGTTCTCTTCGTAAGCTACATAATCTTCTAATCTCACTGAGCCAATAGCGAACTTCTCGACCAGCAATACGTGTTCCCGTATTGATCCATCGTTGATTAGCTTTAAAATATTTGCTAAACGCCTGCATAAGCTCGGCGTGCAATACTTCATCTTGTTCCATGTTAATCTACATACTCCACATCGTTTGCATATGATGTAAATCCATTTTCTTTAATAACTTTTAGAACATTATTAACACGACCAATCAATTCATCCTTGTGACTGATCAAGTAAATGTTTTTATTACGTTCACGAGCCATCTTTTTAAGTACAGCCAATGCACCTTCAACACCACTTGCGTCTAATCCGTTATCAATAAGTTCATCAACAAACAACAAGTTGATACTTTGATATAAACTTTCCCATACGTCACGGAAACTCCATGACAAGCCAAGTATAAGTCTATTACGTTCACCACGGCTCAAATTATCAAAGTCTAGATCCTGCCCAAGTTGCGTGATTTCCACAGCCAAGTCGTTTTGGAACACAACAGTATGCGGTAGTCCCATCTTGTCGAGATAGTAGGTCAATCTGTTATTAAGATAAGCTAAATTCTGATCAATGATCTTTTTCCGTATAAAGCTGTCCTTACTTGTGAGCAACTTGAGCAAGAACTCTTGATGTTCTTTTAAGTTAGTCAACTCGTTCACATGATCCCACGTAATTTCCTGCATAGCAGTGTTACGTAAGTCGTCAATTTGTTCTTGATAAGGATCAATTTCTTCAGCACGTTTGACCAACTGACTTTCTAAAGTAGTCAAATTGTTTTGATGCTTTAGTGCTTCTTCTAAAGTATCGTAATATGTTTTTGGCCTACCATTAATGTCACCAATTGCAGTCAACTCTTTGTTGATTTTTGCTAGGTCTGCTGTGACCTTATTAAAATAAGTCGTTGCCTCTTTTAAATTTTTATTAGCAAGAGCAGTCATTTCCTCATGCTTGTGGTCATGCAGTTGTTGTTCACAAGCATGGCATGTTTTATTATCCAATGTTGTAAGTTCTGTAGTATATTTTTTTACAGTTCTTTCAGCTTGAATAATTGCACTTTCTAAAGTGGCCTTTTCTTTGTTTAAACTTTTAATTTTTGCACTATGCTCATCATATGCTTTGAGCTTGGTGTGTTGTTCTAGTTCTTTTGTAATGTCTACACTGTGCAGTTCATTAATGGCCTTGCCAATTTTCTCTAAATCTGTAGCCTGTTGCGTGTACCAAGCAGTTTGCCTAGTGGTTAAACTGTCCACACTTTGTTGAATCTTTTCGTTAGACTTTTTAGCGGCTTCAATATTGGCGCTTTCTTGTTGTATTTCATCTTTTGAGATGCGAATTAGTTCTTTTAATGCTTCAGACTTTTCACTAAGCAAGGTAATGCCCAACAACTGCTCAATAATTGCACGTTGATCATTGGCCCGCATACTTAAGAATGGTTCTGTGTAGGTATTCAACGCAACAATGTGTTTGAACATGTCGTGACTCATGCCCAACAGTTCATCCACATCTTTTTGCGTTTCACGCATATCACCTTGTGCGTCATCACTTTCTTCTGTGTCTTGTTCCACATCATTGACGTAAAACTTGAGAAGATTTGGTCTGCGACCACGCTCAATCCTATAACTAACACCATCCTTGTCAAAACTCAGCATGACCAGCATGCCTTTGCCGTTGATTTTGTTAATTAGGTTGTCTTTTTTAATGTTGGTCAGTGCAACACCGTATAATGCATAACTCAGTGCGTTCACAATGGTAGTTTTACCAGTACCGTTACGACTACCATTATCATCACCACCTTGATCCAAGTTCTCACCCAATACCAAGGTCAGTTGTTGCTTGCCAAAATCCACAGCTTGGGTTTGATTACCCACACTCATAAAGTTTTTGACCGTTAGGTCTTTAATTTTTATACTCATAGACTGTTATAAATTTCCAGTAGCGTCTTTGCGCTGAACTTATCACTCTCAATGCTAACAAGTTGATTACTAACAATTTGATCCACACTTTCAAATGATTGTATGTCAATGTCAGTATTAATTTCAACTTCTTTCTTTTCTGCAATCAAAGTTAATTCTCTAATGCTGTAATCACCCAAGAACTTTTCTTTGATAAAACTTGCTTCTTCATAACTAATGTCAATGTCCAAAGCAACCCGTAAATGTTGCTTGGGTTTAATAATAGTTGCGGCTTCGTCAATTAACTGACTTAGTTTAACAGTTCTAAAGGTGGGTTGTAAATCCCAAGTGTGGTATTTTGGCTTTCCTCCCCACTCTAAAACCATCATTCCACGTTCGTCGTCCCATGCATCTGCATAGTTGTGTGGGAATGCATTGCCAATATAAATCATATTGCCTTTTTGTTGGCGTTTATGAAAGTGTCCGCTAAAGCCCAGTTCATAATTTTTAAAAGCATCTAAATTAATTTCACCGTGATCCGGCATTTGCACCATTGCGTTCATAAAAAAGCTGGGCAATTCAAAGTGACCAAATATATACTTGCCACCTTTCTTGCCTATACTTTTCCACTCCTCACCCACGAGCCACGGACATAAAGTAACATCACCAATAGTAGTAGGTTCATGTACAACGGTGATTCCGGGGATATACTTTCCAAATTCAACTGAGTGAATGTCCCGCTTGTCTTTGTAGTAAAGATCATGATTACCAGGAAAGAAATAAAAGTTATCGAAAGCCTGTCCCAATTTTTCAAGGGCTCTAAGGCTATAGTCCATAGTAGTAATATTAAGACTGTTGCGATTGTGATGCCAATCGCCCATAAAAATTCCAGTGTCACAACCTTCCTCCTTAGCCTTGGCAATGTACCAATCTACAAAATCTTCACAATCTTGATTATGTGTTGAACTATTGGATTTTAATCCAAAGTGTATGTCTGTGAAACACGCTACTTTTTTGAATAAACTCATTCAATTTCCTCGTTATGCCTCTTTAATGCGGCCGCATGTTCACCAGCACCGGTCCTACTATAGCTAGGATTCATGCCGTTCATTTCCAACATGTCGTCTCGTATGTTTTGATTACGTTTTTCAATGTTGATAATTCTAACAAAACTGTTGGTCACTGCCGCTGTAAAGTAGGCAAATGGATTATTACTTTTTGCTTCATTGAATTGCAAGCCAATTTGAGTAAGTTGCAGTATTGCCTGTGCCCGCATCTCATCATTATAGGTATATCCACGAACATTGCCACGAGTAGCATAGCGTTCACACAGTTTGATATACATTCTTGCTAGTGTATTTGTAATTTGCCCGTGGTCTTTGTTGAATTTGCCCTTGTCTAAACTGCCTTGCCAATGGCTTTTGCCCACGCATACTAGTTCTTCTGCGTCATTAAATTTCCAATGTTGAAAAGGTGGAAAATTCACTTTATCTCTATGATCTGCAAGACTTTTAGGGTTCTTTTTACGTACATTGTTCAAGGGAATATGATCAAAAGTCATAATCCTAAAAATTAAACCAGTTTTTGGTATCTTTTTATAGTCAACTTCGCAGTCTGCTTGCTTGACTTTTTCACCAAGAGATTTTCTTCGAGCATACTCTTGATCTCCCAATCTCTTTGCCTGTGCCCGCTTGGCTTCTGCAACAGTTCTGATATTGATTTTTTCAACTGCGGGCAAAATAATATCATACTGATGATATTCTGGCTGTTCGTAGCTACAGTATGTGTTTTTAGAACGGTGTATTTCTTCTAATAAATCTTTGTTGTTTAGGTAATTAACCTTTGGTGCTCTTGGTATCAATGTCATTAATCGTTCTCCGGATGTTATATTATAAACTACGCACATTAAAAAGTCAACTAAATATTAGTCATAGGAGACAGAAATGGCAGATTTTAATTTAGCAAGTGGTTTAGCAACGGCCCAACAAATAGCGGGTCAAGCTGCCGGAGCACTAAACACAGTGGCTAATTTAGGCTCCGCCTTGACTAGTAATTTATCAAATCCGGCCAAGTTACTCAGCAGTATTCGAAGTATAAATTTGCCACTTGGTGGAGAGTCAATTGGCAAAATAGTTAATGCGTCCGCAACATTTGGCGGAACAGATTCATCAACAGATTGGCGTGCGAGACTCAGTATGCCATCAGGTAGCTTTTTTGACAAAAGCCCAATACTACAACCATTAACAGATGCAGGCGGATTAATTTTTCCTTACACTCCCACAATAGCAATCACAAGCACAGCAACCTATAATGAAATTCCAGTAACACATCAAAACTATCAATTTCAAGCATATCAAAATAGTCGTGTAAGCGACATTCAAATTACTGGCGAGTTTAATGTTGAAGATGGTGTGCAAGCCAAATACTGGATTGCGGTAGTTCATTTTTTAAGATCAGTTACTAAAATGTTTACTGGCGACACAGCGTTCCAAGGTAACCCACCTCCTATATTAAATTTTAGTGCGTATGGTGATCACGTTTTTAGAAATGTTCCAGTTGTTGTAAAAAGTTTTAGCATGACATTGCCTAAAGATGTGCAATACATCAGTACAAACGTATCAGCTGTGAGTGGCGGTCTTGGTGGAATATCACAAACTGCAAATCAATTAGCAGGTGTTGCTGGCGCATTTGGCGCAAGAGGCGCGGCCACTGCCTTGGGAACTATCGGTGCAGGTGCAGGTGTAATATCTAGTTTGTCTAGTTTAGTTGGCGGCGGCCCTGGTGGTATGTCTGCATCAAGAGATAGTCACGTACCAGTTAAAAGCGACCTAACTATTACTATAATGCCAGTCTACAGTAGAGAAAGTGTAAGACAGTTTAGTTTACAACAATTTGTAAATGGTGCTTATGTAAGTAAAGGATATGTATAATGGCTCAATACAATAACCACAGTCCGTGGTACAAAACAGACATTACAAAAAATTATTTAGATACGCTGACTATTAGACCAGTAAGTGCAGAATCTGATGATTACTTGTACACAATTGAACCTCAATATACATATAGACCAGATTTGTTGGCATATGACTTGTATGAAGATTCTAATTTGTGGTGGGTGTTTATACAACGTAATTTAGATGTGCTTCAAGATCCTATATGGGACTTTGTTCCTGGAACACAAATTTACCTTCCTAAAAATAGTAGTTTGAAACAAGTACTAGGTAACTAATAGTATGGCATTTGACATTACATCGGCTGCGACTACAGCAACTAACGCAGTTAAAAATGCAGTTAACGGCTCTGGTGTAGTATCAGGATTACAAACAGCAGGAGCATCATTAGACAGTTTAAAAAATGCCGCACTAGCTGGCGCTGGCAATCTAGCTGGCTCATTAACTAACGCAATACCTGGACAATTAAAATCTCTTATTGATATAGTTCCTAAAATTGCTGATTTTAATCCAGAAAAATTAATACAAGCAGCCAAGACAGTTGTCAATGTTCCTGGCACTCCGCCGTTTCCAAACGTGCTACATAATTTTGCAACATACAATTATGTTTGGACACTTAGCGTACTAAGTCCACAAGATTTAAACTTTCCAGACGAGAGTTATCGCAAGGGAAAGTTGGGCCCGCTAATTTTAAAAACTGGCAGTGGCGAACCCAATGATAGGATATCTACAACGTATCGCTCAGTTGACAATCCTCA